TTGCTGAGTGCGCCTTGTTAAATTAAACTGTAACAATACTTGTATAAGGTGTTGAAATGTCGAACATTCCTACGCCAGAACAATCACAACTGTTTGCACAAAGTGTCAGAAAGTGGCAACAAGTGCTTAGTCTGGGTGATTGGAGAATAGAGAAGGGAAGCAAGCCAGCCAAATCTGCAATGGCTTCTGTTGAGTTTACTCCTAATGCAAGACTTGCTGTTTATCGTTTGGGAGACTTTGGTGCTGAGAAAGTCACCCCAGAGTCTTTGGATCAGACTGCTTTGCATGAGCTACTTCATGTGTTCCTACACGACTTAATGACTGTAGCACAAGACCCTAAATCATCTCAAGATGAGATTGAAATGCAAGAGCATAGGGTTATCAATCTGCTAGAAAAATTACTCTCAAAGGATTCTTATGGGAAGCAGTAACGAAACCTGTACAGATACCGAGTTTATCCAACTATGGGGTCAACATGAGTCTGCAACAAGAATTGCTGAACACCTTGGCATAAGTATCAGGGCTACTCATCTGCGTAGAAGGTGGATTGAGGAACATTATAAAATGACACTTCCCGCAAAAGACTTTCGTGGTGTTAAATACGATAAAAACAAGCCCAAATCTTTCTCTCCGCTAAAACAAATAGAACTTGGGATGTTGGATGGGACTGTGATTGTGTTCTCTGATGCCCACTTCATACCTGGTCAACGAACAACAGCGTTTAAAGGGCTTCTATGGGCTATAGAACAGTTTAAACCCAAGGTGGTAATATGTAATGGTGATGCGTTTGATGGAGCTTCCATATCACGCCATGACGTTACTGAACTTCCCCAAACTTCTGTCATTCAGGAACTAAAAGCTACGCAAGGTGCGTTGGGTGAGATTGAGGAAACCGCTAAAGCAGCCAGACACAATGTAAAGCTACTGTTTACATGGGGAAACCATGACGTTAGATTTGGTAATCGTTTAGCGCAACACGCACCACAATTTAAAGAAGTTCAAGGGTTTAAGCTGACAGACCATATCCCAGATTGGGACTTCTGTTGGGCAGTATGGCCTACTGAGCAAGTAATTATCAAACACCGATATAAGGGTGGAATCCATGCTACTCACAACAATACAGTTAATGCTGGTGTGTCTGTTGTTACTGGCCATTTACACTCTTTAAAAGTCACCCCTTTTAGCGATTACAACGGGGTTCGGTATGGGGTAGATACTGGGACTTTGGCTGAGACTGATGGCCCACAATTTACCTATGCTGAGATAAATCCTAACAATCACAGATCAGGGTTTGCTGTGCTGAACTTCTTTAATGGAAAACTTCTATGGCCTGAATTAGTCCATAAGTTTGATGAAGATCACATTGAGTTTAGGGGTGAAGTGATTGATGTAGGTGCATTTTGAGTGCATGGCTAATCATTTTGACGGGGGCTATCTACGCCTATATTGCTGGTGAACAGCTATGGAAAGATAACCCACACATGGCTATCGTGTACGCAGGGTACGCCTTTAGCAATGTGGGGCTTTATCTGTTGGCAAAGTAGCCAACAAGCTACAAAGGCTCGTGAGCGTTTAAAGCAAATTGTGGGACTTCTTCTTCTTCAATTTCTTCTTCATCACAGTCAATAGCTTCATATTCAACTGCCCATCCATTTTCCTCTTGGAACTCAATAAATTCTTGAATGACTTGAATCTTCTCAAAGTCATGGGTTTCAACTGTAATTTTCTCACTGCCTATCCAACCAAATTCCATTTCAAATTTCATGATTTTCTCCTGACGCAACGTATTGTTGCAATGAAATACTAGGCTAAATTTGTGTCAGTCAAGTGTCTTTTGGAACACTCCGTTGGGCAATAGTATGCCCTTCCGATTCTTAATCTGATCGTACGCAACTTCCATACAGTCTACCAGATTGATGTCCTGCAAAGCGCAGTAATTGATAAGACAGACCATGACATCACCAACAGAATCAACAATAGCTTCTTTGTCCTTTTTAATGGTGGCATCTGCTAGTTCTCCTATCTCAGAGACAGCCTTGAGCAGCTGAGACTCTGGGTTGCTATTAGGAATGATCTTACGGGCTTCTGCCCATTGGATTATGCGAATTTCTATATCAGCGTAACTCATTTTTATCCCTTAAAACATTTTCAATTTGGCTAAGTGTATCGTGGTCAACAAAAGAGCAAAAGTAAACAAACTCCTCTTCTGTCAGACCTTCCCATTCATGGTCTTCTGTTTCTAGTGCGGCTTTAATGGCAACAGTTGCTTCAAATGCCTGTTTATCAACAACACTAAAATCTTTTAACGCTACAAGTGCAAGACGTAATGCTTTATTTTTATTCATCTAACTCTCCTTAACTCAGTAAATTTTTCAGGTGGTGGGGGAAGCATCTTTTCGCTTGGTGGAGTCCATCCATGTTTTTTCCATAGAGCCTGAACATCCGATCCTGATTCCCATTTAAAGTCTTTTGTTGCTACAGATGGGTAGCTAATCTTGGAATGCGGTGGTTTTTCTAGCATTACTTGGCCTTCATAATTCGTTGATTTCTGCCAAACTTGCCACGTTTGACCCCCGAAACTTCAATAAATCCCTTGTCTAACAAAGCACGATACCTTGCTGTGATTGAGGAATATGGGTAGTTTGGATACATCTCTAGTATTTGGTCTGAGATACACCCATCTGGGAAGCTCTTAATGGCCTCGTAGACCATTTGTTCTAGCTTGGTGCTATCAACTGCTTGAGCCGCCTGTTGGCTCGTTATGGGGTCATCTTTGCGTACCAACTTAAATGGCTCAGTACCAAAGAATCTGTCTATTGATTCTTTCATGTTATCAAAAAGATCTCTCATTATTAACTCCTATTGGGCGGGGCTACGACTGCTCGTCTACAAGCTTTCAAAAAGTATAAAACAGCTTTCACCCCAGGTTTATATTAACTTAAAACGGCATATCTAGGTCATCAAAACTTGCCTTTTTAGGGGCTTGTTTTGGCTGATACTCTTCTTTGGGTGAGAGGGCTAGTCCCATGAACTTACCGCCCTTACCTTCTTTAATCCATGCACTAAGCCAGAAATCCTGACCATTAACTGTGATGTTTCCTTTGTAGTCAGGGTGTTTCTCTGACTCTTTTTTATCGTTTTTGAACAAAACACCTGAGTTGTCACGCTTTTCCATTAGATTTCCTTTGCTTTCTTTAATGCTGAACGCACTTTACTGGGAAGAAGGGTCCATAGAGCGATCTTTTGCTCGTTATCTAGGTTCTCTTCATCCAACTTAACCAAGGCTGCCCTTGGATCACCTTGCTCACACATGGCAATCAATTCTATTGCCACTTCTTCAAGATACCTTAAATCCTCAATAGGAATATTGTCCTGTGCGCCTTGAGTTGGCGTGATAATTACTTTTTCATGCTTATCACCCTCTTCTGGCAAATCTTCTCCGCTATACAAATACATCCCAAGGCCATGTAACGCAAGGGCTTTGGTCATGCACCGCATGATTGCTGTATTGACTGCAAAAGCATCAGGGTTGGGGATGGCCTTGTTTCTATAGTCCATCACAGGCAATTGACAGGTCATTGGTTTACCAAACATGGTGGCTGTAACGAACACCATTGCCGTACCATTGATGTCCATGAAACACTTGTCGCCAAACATCTCTACTTTGTAGGTAGCGGTAGGATCAGCTCTGAGAGCCTCTGCCCATGCCCATGCCCATGATAAGTAAGAAAGGCCATTCTTCTTCTCAACGTGTTCGTTGACGTTCTTTTTAAGTAACATTTCTATTGACATATTAACTCCTTTGATTTTCATCTAACTCTTGTTGAATAATCTCTTTTTGTTGTTCAGGATATAAATCCTTAAACTCGATAAAGTCTGCTTCTTGGCAGCAAACTATTTTATCCCCTTTGATTGTCAAACAATAGGGGCAGTAGTGGATGTCTGAGAAATGTTCAGAATACTGGACAAATACTGATTTCATGTGAGACTCTCAAACGCCATTTCCCACAGAACATCACCCGCCAGATCGGTAAGTTTATTCAACTCATCTTCTGTCAATGGTGTTCCATCTTCGTAGCATCCATTTGAAAAGTAGGCATCACAGAAGTCTGGATAATCTCCGCTAACCACTCCATCTACCTCTAGGTCTACAACCTTTTTTCCATTAAGAATCGGCATATTTACTCCTGTTAAACGTGGGTTACTGTTTGCCCACACCCATAATGTGCCACATAGATTCCTGAATTTACATAGGGGTTTTCCCTAATTTACGCAACTTTTTTATCATGGTAGGCTAGTGGTATGAACATCGAACAAATTGAACAAACGTGTGCCGATACATTGCTTATGTACGCACAAAACATGGCTGAAGCCTATACAACCGAGCCAGAGGACTTTAGTGCCGCACTAACAGCCCTTCTCGCTAGGACGCTAGAACTCCATCTAAACCGCCCAATTAACCTAGAGAACCTATGACCCAAGAAGCCATAATCAAATGTCTGCAAAATGGATCGCTAACATCCTATGACATGGAGAACCTGACAGGCATCCCAAGGACTTCCCTTGTTGCCGCTTGCAAGAAACTGATTCGTAAGAAGCAAGCTACTGCTGAAAAGATCAAGATGGGACGTTGTTGGATAATGAAATACACCCTTGCTGAACACATGATTGATGCCACAAAAGCCGCCAATGATGCGCCTCTGGACAAGTTCAACCCCTTTGACATCAGGAATGCGGTTGGTATCTTTACCAAGGCTGAATATGCGGTAATGAACTCTCAGGCTAGACGATTGCTTGGCAGACAACCAACAAATGAAATTACCAACAATCAATATATTTGATACAATGTTTTGAAGCATGGATAGGAATGGATTGATCCCCGTTCCGAAAAGAGAGCCTCCCCTCCTTCCATTGTTTCTTTTTGTTAGAGGGTGGACAGAGCGAGGAAAACTTTATGCTTTTACAGCCAAAAAATTGGGCAGTCTTTCAACATTACAAAGACAGATGCCCCCCTTGGATAAAACTTCATCGTGACCTGTTAAACGACAGGGCTTATATGCGCTTGCCTATTGCAAGCAAGGCGATAGCACCCATGCTTTGGTTGCTTGCAAGTGAATCAAAAGATGGTGTTTTTGATGGCTCACTAGATGAGCTAGTCTTTCGTCTACACATCACACCAAAAGAATATCAAGATGGAGTTAAGCCATTGATTGATAACGACTTTTTTAATGTTGTTAGCGGTGTGATAGCAGAGTGCAAGCAAGTTGCTATCCCAGAGACAGAGACAGAGACAGAGACAGAGGGAGAGAGAGAGACAGAGACAAAGAAGAAGGCAACTAGCGTTGCACCACCTAGCGGTGTTTCTGATTCTGTTTGGCAGGAATTCAAATCTTTGAGGAAAGCCAAGAAAGCACCGATAACCCAAAGAGCCATTGATGCCATCACAAGTGAAGCAAACAAGGCAGGTTGGACTTTAGAGAAAGCTTTGGAGGAATGTGTTGTTCGTGGTTGGCAAGCATTTAAAGCAGATTGGGTTGCGACAAAAGCAAATCCTGCCGACATAGTAAGGCTCACAGTTCCGAGTAAAAATGAGCCTGACCCTGCTTTAGAAAAGATTAAGGCTGATGCTTTGAAGGCAGCACCAATGCCTGAAAGTTTTAGACAGTTTGCCAAGCAAGTGAGAAAAGCATGAAATTTCTTAAACGAATTGTTGTTGATGACAATGGATGTTGGTTGTATCAAGGATTTTTAAAGCCAAATGCGTCTGGCTTGAAGTATGGATGGGTTAGTTTTAGAAATAAATCTATAAACGCACATCGTGCATCTTGGATTATCCACAATGGTGAAATACCAAAAAATTTACTTGTATGCCATAAATGTGATATTCCTCATTGCATAAATCCAGAACATTTATTTCTTGGTACAGCTTATGAGAATACGCACGACATGATTAAAAAAGGCCGTAATGCGCCATCAGCATTTATAGGTAGATTTGGAGAAAAACATCCTAGAGCAAAATTAACTATTAAAGAAGTTGTTGAAATTAAAGAAATGCTTGGTAAAAATATGAATCAAACAAAAATTGCAAGTTTATACAATGTCTCACCAATGAATATAAGCTTAATAAAAACTGGTAAAAATTGGGCTAGTGTTAAGGAAAATGAGATTGTATGAACTACTTTGAAGCTATGAGACTGCTAGACAGAGTAAAAGAGGGTGTTCCGATCCCTTTACGCCTCATTTGTGAAGCGTTAATCCTAACTGGCGATTTAGATGAGTAGGGTATGTACCAATGGTATACAGCAGAAAAAACATCTCTAATGCTGGAGACAGAGTTGTTCTGGAGAAAGCCGAAGCAAGGGAAATCTACCGAACTTGGCAAACAAACAGAGATAACGATTTTGTACGTGCCAGGCTTGAGCGTTGCGAAAGAATCTATGGTTCAGGAGCAAGAGATCGAGTCAGGACCTATATGTCAAGAATGAAAGAAGGACAAATTGAATGAGTTGGCTTTATTCGCAGGTGCTGGTGGAGGAATACTTGGGGGACAACTTCTCGGATGGAGAACAGTCTGTGCCGTTGAATGGGAGCCATACGCAGCTTGCGTACTTGCCGCCCGACAAAATGACGGCCTTCTCCCGAGTTTCCCGATTTGGGATGACGTTCAAACCTTTGACGGCAGACCTTGGAGAGGAGTTGCTCAAGTCATTTCAGGAGGATTTCCTTGTCAAGATATTTCCATTGCAGGAAAAGGAGATGGACTTGATGGAGAGCGATCAGGAATGTGGAAGCAAATGGCGAGGATCATTTGCGAAGTGGGACCAGAGTACGTCTTTGTGGAGAACTCACCAATGCTCGTTTCTAGGGGACTTGGAGCCGTTCTCGGAGACTTATCCTCAATGGGGTTTGATGCGAAATGGGGAATTGTGGGAGCAAAAGACGTTGGTGCAAACCACCAAAGGGACAGAATCTGGATTGTGGCTCACTCCAACAGTAATGGATGGACTACCCGCAAGAAATCCAGAAGCCTTGGAACGACAGTATCAGAACAACAGGAAGGGCAGGACAACCCACTCAACTCTGAGGGAGCAAGTAGTCTACCCACCACCGAAAATAATGTTTCCTACACCAAATGCTTGGGATGGAAAAAGAGGTCCTCGCTCAGAAGAACACCTAAGAACGAAGAAGGCTCAAATAACATTGGTAACGGCAGTAGCCCATCTGGAGAGGGAAAACTTTCCGACTCCATGCTCAACGGACTACAAGGGAGCAGGACAGACGGGGCAACTGAGGGACAGATTGGATTACGCTGCCGAGAGGGGCGCAACGAAGAGCAAAACATTTACGGCTCCGACAGTTCCTGGTGGTCAGTTGAACCCGACTTGGGTAGAGTGGCTCATGGGGTGGACGCTAGGGTGGACAGACTTAAGGCCATTGGCAACGGGCAAGTCCCCCTCTGTGCCGCAACTGCATGGGAGTTATTGAAATGACGTTTATGGTAACTTTTAAAGTAGACGCTAATCCTGTTGGTAAGCAAAGGGCAAGGTATGTCAAAAGGGGTAATTTTGTCAGCACCTACACTCCTGAGAAGACAAGAACCTACGAAACCCTAATCAAAGAAGCTGCAATTGAGGCAATGGGTGCTTCCGAACCATTGGAAACCCCTGTTAGCCTTTATCTGTACATCAGAGTGCCAATCCCCAAGTCATGCACTAAAAAGCGACTAGAGGCCATTGCCAATGGATCAGAGAAGCCAATAAAGAAACCCGATTCAAGCAACATTCTCAAGAGTGTAGAAGATGCAATGAATGGGGTTGTCTACAAAGATGACTGTCAAATCATCAATCATCACATGACAAGGGTTTATTCAAGTCTGCCAGGAGTTGATATTTGCGTAAAAGAATGCCTAGATTAGGGTAAATCCCTATGGTATTACGAAAACCATTAGGTAATATTTAGTTTTTAACAGGAGTAAATCATGGAAAGCACTTGGGAATTTGACACAACTACAGGCGCAGGTAGCGAAGTAGTGACAGTTGTTTACGAATATGAGTTTGATGGCGAGACAACATACAACGAATCTATCAAAGAAATTTGGTTTGAGGGACGCAATGTTGTTGGCCTTATCTCTGATGAGCAGTTTAAAGAGATGGACATGGAAGCTGCTATGCGCTTTCAAAGCCACAAACTGAACTACAAAACAGAGGATGTATGACTGAAAAAACTTGCCCACCTTGTAATGGAAATTGCAACGAAGGACGTAATTGTCCTAATAGAAAATGAAAACAGAACTTTTAATCGGTTGTGGGTCTAACCACTCTAAAAGATTGGCAACAGATGGAACCAAAGGTTGGGATAACCTGACCACTTTGGACTACAACGCTACCCACAGACCTACTGTGGTGTGGGACTTAATGAAGCTCCCACTTCCATTTAAAGATAAAGAGTTTGACGAAATCCATGCTTATGAGGTGCTAGAGCATCTTGGACAACAGGGTGACTACAAACTGTTCTTTGCTCAGTTCTCAGAGTTCTGGAGACTTCTCAAGCCAAATGGTCATTTCCTTGCGACTTGTCCATCAAGAAACTCAGTCTGGGCATGGGGTGATCCAAGCCATACAAGAATCATGCAATTAGAGCAGTTGGTGTTCTTATCCCAAGAAGAGTATAGGAAACAAGTTGGCAAGACTCCCATGTCAGACTTTAGGAATATTTACAGGGCTGACTTCAAAGTTGTCTTCCAAGAGGATGATGGGGAAACAATCCAGTTTGTACTGAAAGCTATTAAGATTTGATTCTGTAGCATATAATTCAAGCCATGAAACAACGTGGCGGCTCAAGAAAGGGCGCTGGTCGCAAGAAGATCAGCGAACAAGGCAGGACTATCCGAGCAAGGGTAGCCCCTATCCATGAGCAAGCATTGACCTTGGCAGGGAATGGTTCCTTGTCCGAGGGAATAAGACGTTTAGCTGAGAAGCATTGGAGATTAATTCATGGAGAGTCAGACAAGCCCCGACAAAGCAATTCAGTATTTGATCGACACCGCACCCTTGTACGCCCAAGCGAAGTCAGAGCGCCTGTACTTGGAGGAGTTCCGAAAGTCCAAGAAGGCTCACCTGATGAGCCAAGCAGGGACTGAAGTTCTGGGTAAACAAGAAACCTTTGCCTATGCCCATGAGGAGTACATCCAAGTGCTAGAAGGCATAAGAGCTGCCGTGGAAAAGGAAGAGAAGTATCGTTGGCTAATGACCGCTGCCCAAGCAAGGATCGAGGTCTGGAGAACTAACCAATACTCAGCAAGAATGGAAATCAGGGCAACCCAATGAACAATAAGCTGAACGCAAAGGAAAGATTGCACCTGGCCTTAGTCAAGTCACTTCCCTGTTCAGTATGTGATGCATCAGGACCATCAGAAGCCCATCATTACAAGCAGGGACTTCAGTACACCTGCATAGCCTTATGCAAAGACTGCCACACAAATCCAACCCTTGGATGGCATGGTCAAAGACGTATGTGGCACATTAAAAAAATAGATCAGATTGAAGCCCTCAATATCACAATAATGAGACTTCTAAATTCTAGAACTCAAAATGAAAATGCTTTCTAATTCTAAAAGTTTCAAAAACTTTGAACTTTCAAAAATTGGTTAACTTGACTTTCTAAAAAGTAAATGCCACTTTTTTGTAAAAACCTGCTCGATTAGGGTAAACCCTTAGTATTTTGTAAGTTAGCACTCACTTACATCATCGATGTTAGTTGGCACTCACTCACTTAGCAGCGAAAACTGGTGCGTGAGTCACGGCCCAGATTGTGCCTAAAATCGATTTTAAGGGCTTTTTTAGCTTACTTTTTCTTTTTCCAATGGTAGGTATGCCTTAACTAGAAAAAAACGCTTAGATCCAAGATCCCAGGATGTAAGTACTCACTTACTTAAGAGATCCAAAAAAAGAGGTTTTTAGCCCCTTTTCTTGGATCACCTAATCAGAGAGATGGCAATAATTGCCAAAACTGAGAGGGTGAAATACAGAGAGGTTTTGAATCAGGATCATCCAAAGATTGAACCCAATATACACAATCACCCTCATCTATTACCTCATACATATCGGAGGCATCCAATAATAAAACCCCAATTGCTCCCTTCATTTGTCCCATTTCATTATGCTGCACGATTAGATTCTCCTAAAAATTTATGCAATTCAGGATTTTTTTCTTGCAATTCCATGATGATGTAATCCCTCAGGACCGCCTCTATCTCATCCTGAACGCTTCCACTAAAGTACATCCCTGCTAGATCCCCAGTTTCAACGCCTATGATGTCCTGAATGTGTTTACAGGCCACATTGAGGGCATCCCCTGCTAGATCCCTAACATCATCTTTGGTCATATAGTGCCATGCCTTCATTTGTTCACCTCATCACATAAACCCAAGTCTTCACGAATCACCGCCATTGCTAAACAGATGTCTTCCCAAGTCTCATCAAATTGCTCATCTCCCTCTGGGATTAAATCCTCTCTATAGGCGTGTAAAGCTTCCCAAATAATCTCAAGTTGTTTTTCTATATCGTGCATGATTAAACCTCTTCAATATCTTTAATAAAATCAACTCTTTGGTCATAACATTTTTTTGCTAGTTTTAAAAGGTTTTCTCCATCCTCTTCGTCTAAGCCATAATATTCTGAGAATATCTCTACAGTAAAAGAATTTAATTCCATTTCAACATACATATCTGCAAGATAATCTCTCAAGTATCTAATATTATTCATAATGAACCCCTTTAATTTGAACAAAACCCGATTGATCCTTTTTTGCTTTACCTTTAGCATATAAAGCCACAACTACGTTTTTGGGTTCAATATGCCTCACATCAGTATCATCCCCATCAATAACCTCCCAAGATCTAAAGCTTAAGGGAATATCTTCTTTTCTTTGAAAAACTACCGCTACTCTAGAATTATCTTTATTAGTTAAACCTTTTATAGATATTGGCTTGGGGGTAATGCTAGAGAATGAATAGGTTAAATCATAGTTTCCCGATGTTTTACCCTCTAAGTTTCTAGATGGATGTTTTGTGTAATCATAAAATTGGACACTATTAAATAAACTAAAAATTGTCCTATTTGGAATAATCTCAAAATTTTCCCAAGCAATATCGCTGGTGCCATTTAGTCGCACTAATAGTTTCTGATTATTCTTTTGTGCCTTTTCTCTTAATGTCCAAATATCTGCACAAAGAGAAAACAAAAAGCTTTTTTGTTGTGTGTACCAAAACTCAGTTTTTGATTTTCTCGCCTGCTGCACGCTATTAAATGCGCCCCTTCCCGATGTGTAGAGACATCCTTCCATGCATCCTGCAAGCTTTGCAAGGGGGCATAGATCGTCATTAGGGGTTAGGTAGAGGATGGCGGTTAGGAAGCCCATCTTCTCGCCTTTAACTGTCTTTGTTGATGCGGTTCCTAAAAGCTTTTTATAGATAAGCCCATCTTTTTTCATGATTGATCTGTAAGGGTTAAACATATTCACGCCTTTTAAATGTTGATTGATTATTCAGTAAAGCCAAAAGTCTCAAAAACTAGATCATTAACCTCCTTTTTTGGTGTTCCTACTAAAAACCTTTTAAGGGCATTAGATGTGTGATATCCATACTTACCGCCTCTATTAGTATCACTATCACACGCCCATCTTGTCCATTTAGATCTAACGATAGCCTCAGTCTCCATTTCTGAATAACCAAGATCTAAACACATTTGAATAACCGCATCCCAGTTTTTATAGGCATCATAAGAATATGCGCCTGATGTGTGATACGCCAAAGCTTTGGCTTTATCTGTGATTCTCATTTTGTTTGCTCCTCTTCTATTTCCATCCATTTCTCTATAATCTCTGTACTATTACAAAGCAAAGCCACAACAGAGGAGACAATCTTTTCTGCGTGATATTTATTAAACTCTTCGCTTTTAATATATGCCCTTAGTGCAATTAATACGCCAAAGACATCATCAATTTGATTAATGCCTTCGTATACCATCCATTCATTGATAATCTTTGGATGTCTTTTATCTTTTGCTTTTGATTTAATCATATCGCCTCCACTGGATAACTCATGTCTTTAGAAACTACCTCATAACCTAATTCTTTAATATGCTTGATTGCATCATATGAAAGGGTTTTTGTTTTGGTAAGCTTTGCAAAGGTTTTGGCCTTCTCGCATATTGGATAGAAGAGAAATCCTCCGTATGCTTTATCTATTTGGATGGTAATGGTTAGTTTTTCCATGATGTACGCCTTTTAATAAACTTTGAAAATATCAACTACAGTGTCAGGGTGAAACCATCGTTGTTTAGAAGAGGGTGAGTTTTTATTGGATAGGTAAACTGTTTTTTCTGACCTTTCCCGCCATGCAGATCCAACCTCGTCATAAAGGGTTTTACCTTTCCAAAGTGTGAATTTCCAATCATTGGGAATTGATCCATTTGATTCAAGATCTGCAAGGTCAGTTATAGCCATTGAACAAATCAAATATTTCCAAGTATGATCTTTCATATTTACGCCTTTAAATTAATTGATATTTATTAGGGTGATTCTTTTCAAGATAGTTAATAACTACCTTTTGGTCTAATGTATTTAATACACTAAATGTGTATTTATCATCTCCTTCTAATTTAAATGGTGTGCCTCTCTTCTTTGCATTGGTTACCTTCTTTTGAAAATTGGTTTCACTAATTAACTCTTCAATGTAGAGGGGGGGATCCATGTGATGCATTTCACCCAAGCAATCCCATTTGGGAAGGGTTTTGCAATATGCGACAAGCTTTGCAAAACTAGGGGTTACAGAAATTCTGTATCCGTCAATTTTTACTGGGGGAGCATTAACATCTAAAGACATTATTTGGGTTTCACCTCCTACGCCTTCATTCATCACAAGGGCTATCTTTTGCCCATCACAGTGAAGAGTGCAAGAGTAGCCTCCTCCGTCCCATGTGTTCCATGTCTTAAGGTTTTTGATTGTGTAGTTCATTGTGTGTACGCCTATTAAAAAGAAAAAAGAAGAGTGTTTACTTAACCAAAACATCAAAGTATGCAAGCATTAAACAGAGTGCTGCACCTAGGAGAATGATGGCAAAGATTGATTGAAGGATGATTGATTTCATATGTACGCCTTTTAAGTAGTGTCCAAGATTAGACACATCAAGATCCTAACCATCTTTTCAAGCTTTTTTTGTAAGACACAAAGAATTTAAGAACTAAAAACCCTTACGTAAAAACCCTAATAATCCATTTGATTTTGTAGCCACAATTAATAAAAAGAATAAAGGGATAACCCATTACATATGCTCCTCTTTAGGTAAGGGATGTAATAGGAGATAAGAGAGGATACATAAGGGATAGGACAAGGGTTAGGGTATTGGTAAGCATTAACCTAGAAACCTATAGAGAACACATAGAGAAACCCTTTAGACATCCCTCTACATAATCCCTTTGCGTATCTGAGACAAACTATGCAAAAAATGCATAACCTCAGGACCAAGGGTTTGCCCTATTAGGGTTTACCCCAGGAGCTGGATGGGCATACAGTACTGGGCCAACATACAGTAGGGTTTACCCTAACCAGGGTTTCTACCTAGGGGTTTACCCTTAAGGGTTAGTACGTAAGGGTAGGGTTTACCAGTAAGGGTTTACCCCCCCTATCGATAAACCGAGGGGGTGCAGTAACAGGGGACATAAACACACATCAATCCACAACTCAAAGCTAGACCCCCCTACCCCTACCCAAAACCACAAAAGATAGTCCCAAAAAAATTTTTTATAGTTTAGAATTTGTAACCATTAAATCAAGGAGAAGATATGGCAGGATTTCCTATGAGGAGAGCGTTGGAGAAGAAGATAGAAGAACTTGGGGGGATAGAGTTCGTTACAGCTCACATTAGCCAAGGAATGACCATTGGACGCTTGGCAGAGTTCATAGAGTGTTCTAGACCCATGCTTTCTTTCTGGATAAACCATACTGATGAAAGAAGAGATGCGGTACTCGCTGCACGTAAGCTAAAGGCTGAGAAACTAGCAGAAGAGGCTCTTGATATTGCTGACCAAGCAGATGAGACTTCTAATAGTGGAGTTAACAAAGCTAGGCTCCAAGTAGACACCCGTAAGTGGATGGCCTCCAAGCTTGACCCTGAGAACTATGGTGACACTGCTAAAACCCAAGTCAATATCTCTTTGGGTGATCTACACCTACAAGCCCTAAAGCACATGGGTAAGGCTGAGGTGGTTGTCGAAACATTGGAAAACAATGGCTCATAATCCTTTTATTGAGTTTATTACACTCTATAGGGGCGATCCTAACAAGTTTGTTAGAGAGGTCTTGGGAGTAGAGCCTGATGAATGGCAGCAAGATTTCTTAACAGCAGTAGCCTCTGGTGAGCGAAAGATTAGTATTCGTTCTGGTCACGGAGTCGGTAAGTCAACTACCGCTTCTTGGGCAATGCTATGGTTCCTGTTGACCAGGTATCCCGTCAAAGTTGTGGTTACTGCCCCTACTTCTGCCCAACTATATGACGCTTTGTTTGCCGAGCTAAAGAGATGGGTCAAAGAACTACCCAAACCTATCCAAGATTTGTTGGATGTCAAACAAGAGAGAATAGAACTAAAGGCTTCCGCTACCGAGGCGTTTATCTCTGCCCGAACATCCCGTGCTGAACAACCCGAAGCCCTACAAGGTGTTCACTCTGAGAACGTCATGTTGGTTGCAGATGAGGCTTCTGGTGTTCCCGAGGCAGTATTCGAGGCTGCCGCAGGTTCTATGTCAGGCCATAATGCTTTGACCATACTGTTGGGCAATCCTGTACGTAGTTCAGGCTTCTTCTTTGACACGCATAATCGGCTCAAGGATGAGTGGTGGACAAAGAGAGTATCCTGTATAGACTCTACTAGGGTGAGTAAAGAGTACGTAGAAGACATGAAATCCCGCTATGGCGAGGAAAGTAATGCTTATCGGATCAGGGTTCTAGGTGAGTTTCCAAGGAGCGATGATGACACGATTATTCCTATGGAGCTGCTTGAGTCTGCTAAACACAGGGATACAAGAGCTTATGAAGATGCTCCGATTATTTGGGGACTCGATGTGGCTCGTTTTGGCTCCGATTCTTCAGTTCTATGTAAACGTCAGTCTAATGTTGTACACACTCTTGAGAGGTGGAGGAACTTGGACCTGATGCAATTAACAGGTGCAGTAGTCGCCCAATACGAAGCCTGTGACCACAAGAGTAGACCCACAGAGATTCTTGTTGACTCAATCGGACTAGGAGCAGGTGTTGTTGACCGACTCAGAGAACTAAAACTGCCCTGTCG